GAAAAGGGTATGGGAGGCTTAATGTATGCCAACTAAACCTAAAAGATAATAAAACAATATACAATTTTACCATGCTTCAGAACAACTATGGTAAAAATGTTTTTATATAATAAATGTGGAAATACGTGATCCTTTTGGGGATTGTTTTTGTTTTAACTTATGACCCTAAATCCAAGCGAATTGAAAATTTTATTGAAAAACCCGTGGCTAAACCAAAAGATGAATACCAACACTACCAACAAGTTCAATTTGCTTCCCCTCAACCAGTGGAAGATATGGGATATAAAGCTAGTTTGGGTGCGATAGTTGCTTAAAAAACTAATGCTCTTAAAAAGTATAATGTTTACACGAGATAATATTACACTTGTTGTCATTGCCTTATGTGTAATTTCAACCGTTTATCTATTCAAGGAGATGCGAGACCTTAAGAACGCACCACCCCAAGTAATGAGAGTTCCATACCCAGTTCAAATGTCTAAAGAGCGAATGGAGGCACCACCAGTCTCTCAAACACGACAAATTGAAGTGCATGAAGAAGAGGAAGAAGAAGAAGTTAAGGGAAGTTTGAGTTTGGAAGAAAATATCGAATAATAAAAAATGTGGTTATTATAACTTGCGACATCGCAATGAAGAAATATAAGTCTATAGCTATTCCTGTATCGTTTTCAGGTGATAAACCACGATTTCTTACAGTTAGGGACCGCCGTTTCAAAGAATGGATATTTGTCACAGGCGGGTGTCGAAAAAGAGAAATACCCAATCCCCTAAGATGTGCCCTTAGGGAATTAGAAGAGGAAACACGAGGAGTTGTTTCATTAAAACAATGTGACTATACAGAATATAAGTTTTCAGTCAAAGATGGTCAAGATGAACTTATTTATAATGTATATGTCTTTTTTGTTCCTTACAAGAGATGCGAACAAATTGAAATTATATCAAAATTTAATAATGAAAAAGTCAAAACAAACCAAAAGAAAATTGCCCGTCTTCCAATAAAGAAAACATTTGATGAAAATGATTATTTGAGTTGGGATACACTAGAAGAATTCAACAACAGGAAGAGATGGGATCTAATTGTTGATAATATAATAAAAAATCCAAAGTTTTATTCCTGTGTTTCTTCTCACTCTAGAAAAACATTCAGTATAAAGTAAGAATGTCATCACATTCAAAAAGCTTTATTTTGAAACAAATAAAAGATATACTCATTAAAAAACATGATTTTACAGAAGAAGCTGCACAATCATACATTGAAACCAACAAGGATAAGAAAGCGTATGAACTTTTGGTAATAAAAAGAGACCTTAAGAGAGGACAACAAGACGAGGAGGAAGAAAATGAAGATGTCTCAATTTCAACGAGATTAAAAAATTAAATCTATATTTTTATAAGTATCCATGTTCAGAACCTGGTGTTATAAAAATAAATTTAACAATGCCAGCTCTCTATCACATGTATTAATGGACAAAGGTGTCCTATCAATCCCATTTGATAGATTGGATGATTTCTACACAAAGTGTGTAGAGTGTATAAAAAGTGGTGAAAAGATTTATGTTGTGGAACAGAAGACACCTTTTTATAACTTTTTTGTTGATGTTGATTTTAAAGATGAAGAAGCATTAGGTTTGGAACAAATTAAAAATATTTCAAAAATAATTTGTGATAAAGTTAAATCCTTGGGTGGAAAAGATTGTATTATTTCTGTTGCAGAACCAAAAAAAGTTCAAGATAATTTAATCAAAACAGGTATTCATCTTAATTGGTTTGGTTTTGTTGTGGATCAAGAGGGTGCTCTATCCCTGAGAGACCACATTGTTTCAACCCTTAAGACGGCATATGGGGGTCAGGATTGGAATGATATTATTGATGTGGCAGTCTATGGAAACCTTGAAAAACAGACAGCGGGAGCTGGTTTTAGAATGCCTTGGTCTCACAAGATGGGTAAGCATGATGCATGTGAAGGCAAAGGGTGTGAAGGTTGTGATAATGGAAAAGTCACACAATCCCCTTATCTCCCAGTTTATAAATACATTCATGGTCCATTGAGCATGATCCAAGAAGTTTCACAAGAACCCACAGTTCAAATGCTTAAATTGACAACAGTCAGGACTAACTGTGAAGCACCCGCAAGAATTAAACCTCTTTCAAAGGCTAAATCCAATTTTATAAAAGAAGGTGGTTTCACAAAGCATCAAACAAAAAATGAATTCATAGATAGTGAAATCCAAGCATACCTTGAGACTTTCATTCGTAGGAGTATGGAGGGACAACAGAATGCTCGTATTACAAAAATGTTTAAACACAAAAAATGTTATTTGATTTCTACAACCTCACATTATTGTGAAAACTTGGGTAGAGAACACAATTCTAATCATGTATGGTTCTTTTTGTCAAACAATTTAATCATGCAAAAGTGTTTCTGTGATTGTGAAACAAATAGAGGTAGGCGTTCAGGGTTTTGTAAAGATTTTACGGGAAGAAGACATGTTATTCCTGAAAAATTAGTTGAAAAGTTATATACAAAAGAGGACAATATACCAGAAAAAAGGGAAGTAAAAACACAAGTTGTTAAGAATGATGATATAAATGAACTCTTGGCACGGTTTATAAATAAAAACATGTATGGTCAAAAGGATGTAGAGGTCATAGGTGTTCTTAAAAAGGGAAAGAATTACACGGTCGAAACAACATCAATGTTTTGTGAAAAAGCAAACGAGGAACATGACTTTTGTATTCCTTTCAGCATTGAAAAAGATGTAATAAAGTGTGCTTGTCCCTGTAAATCAAAGAAATTTGCTCCCAGGGGGCACATCCTTTATTCTAAAATTGTAGATAAGCTTAATCCAGCAAAGAAAAAATAGCCATTTATTGTAATGATTAGTGTAGTTCTTATTGCATTTGTCGTGTATTTTACCATTAAAATGATAAAAAGAGATGTAGATGACTTTTCACATATCAAAGAAATTCAGAAGAAGATACATAAATATTCAGGAGTTAATCCAGACTACTATGAACAATATCTCGCAAATTTCAACTTAGCCAAACATACAATAAAAGATGTGAATCAATCAAAGGTATTTTTTCACCAGGCGATACAATACCTCGAGGAACTTTCTCTTTTTGGTGTTGCAGGGGATTTAGATATTCACGACGAGATGACATATTTAATACAAGAACTAGGATATAATTTTGAGAAGATGTTATTGAACTCAGCAATAAATAGCGGTGTCCGCTTTATTCCAGTGTATTTAAATGAGAAAATAACGGCTTAAAAACATCTTTAAATAACTATATAATGAGCCCTTCAACTGTAAAAACACGCGCAGGTCGTATTTCCAAGCCAATTGAAAGATTAGACCCAGAAGAAGACATTATAGATGATTTTACAGATGAAGAAGATTTTGATACAGAAGATGAATTTGATGGTGATTCGGACGAAGAAGAAGAAGAAGTTGAAGAAGAAGATGCAGATAACGAGGGTAATTTGAAGGATTTTGTTGTATATTCTGAAGACGAGGAAAACGATGATGATGAAGAATGCACTGACGACGAAGAAGATGATTATGAAACCGAAGAAGAGGAGGAATATGATTCAGAAGAGGAAACAGACGATGAGTGCGACGATTAAGCTTAAAAAGATAAAGTTATACTTATTAAATGGAGACGGAGATAGGTGTTCCAATTGAATACGATGCAGACAAGGATTTTAATAATAAAGTATTGTCTAGGGGAGATAAACAGGAACCATTTACAACGTCTATTTCACAATTGATTGATAATGAAAGAGATTATGTTCCACCAAACCCATTACCAGAAAGGTTACATGATGAGAGGGGACCCATTCCACAAAACCCAAGAGACTATAACGGACCACCACCCCAACAATATTATGAAGAACCGATGTATTATCAGCAACCACCACCACAACAACAACCGATAATATATCAGAATAACGATATGTTTTCATCTTTTGATAAAACTGTTTATATTGGTCTTTTCATCGCCGTTGTTTTAGGCTTCTTCATCGGGAGAAATAGCTCTCAACCCTTGATCATCAGACCAGGATGATTGACCTGTAAAATCACCAATTGGACCAGTTTCAACTTCTGAGAAATATGCGCGACCAACAACCAAAGGATCTGTAATTAAATCCTTACCCACATCCTGTGGCGTTACTGCTCTGTCTTGCCTTCGTGTATACACGGTGTATGTCAGAAGAATAATCCCACCAACAATCATGAGTGTAAATATATTCAAAAGAACACTTAATCTAATTAGGAAAAATGCACATATCAAAATTATTATAAATAATGTTTGGAAGTTATCCATTATTTATAATAACTAGTTATTTTTTTTGGTTTTTTTAATGAATACTTACCTCGTGTGTTGTTCTGAAACCTATTCCTTTGGTTCCTCTGTAGTTTCTTCCTTGGAAGCTTGTTCTTCCTTCCACTTCTTGTCTGCTTCTTCACGGTCTTTCACACGTTGTTCAATTTCGGCGGCAACAATCGCGTCTGCTTCCTTGACCAATTCCTCCATTGGGGAGTCTGGCTTTTCCTTTTGGAGGCGTTCCAATACTTCGGCTGGGTGGCTGACTGGAGCTTCATCTGGCTTGTTGTAATACTTACTGTGCTCATCACCTGGTTTGAGGAATGGCATCTTTTCACTTTGT